TTATAAATGACGATACATTTGAGAAGACATATCTAAAAATTGGCCTACAAGCTCGTTATGTTCTCCTATAAAATCAAAGAGCTGATCCTCACTCAGTACACCGCATTTGAGATTATTTTCTGTTTGTTCTGATAGTCTAAACCAGTCTTCGCTACCATAAAATTCTCTTAATTTCACGTAATCTTCATAGTGCTTTTGAAAATCATCTATAGCTTCTACTAATGCATTGATTCTAGGTTTGAAGCTATCATACTTCTCTTCCATTTCTTCTATTTTTAATCTATCATTTAGATTCATAATAAAATCTCCTTAGTTATATAAGATTCGACGAGATAAGTTATCATTCTCAAGTATTTGTAACGTTAACTCTACTATATCCTTTTTACAAAGTAAAAAATTACTCATTACAAACTGACAGTGTTGATTTTTATTCTAATGTTAGTTTAAAATCTTTTTGGTTCATTAAATATAATGACTCACTAAAAAGTATATAGCAAAAAAAGCCTATAAAATAGGCTTTTAAAGTATGTAATGTAATAATTAAAGCATTTTGTTGTATTGCATTTTTGAGACTTCCTTAAGGTTGCTTTACAAGTCTTTATAGCTTTAAATCAACATTTTTAAGATTTTTTGTCAACATTAGTTGACATTAAAATTTCCTTCAAAGTAAGCAAAAAGTAAGCAAAAATTTAATTTACAACTCTGTCAATCAATGAGTTCAGTAGGCAAGAAAAAGGGCACCTTGATGGGTGTCTTTTTTTATGCTAAAAAATTACAATACATTGATGAGTACCCACGTATCTCTTGATATATATTAGTTCCAAAGTCTTTGGAGGGAATAAATAAGTGGTATGGATCAAAAAATAAAATTATTAATTTGTGTTTTGAATGCCTTTGCTGTTTATGAGTTTTTGGTTCAACAATATATAAGGAAATTACTCTAAATTTTCCTCTATCTGATAGGAGAGGACCAGTGATTATATCGCTTTTATAAAATAATCCCCTGTAAATATCGAAATCAGCACCTAGATATTTTTTTAGTATCTTCTCGATTCTTTCCTCATTAATCCCATCATGACGTATGTGTTTAATATTGGTCTTTATTATATTAGCATCTTCATTTATCGCATTAAATGCTGAAATAATGTGCGGTGGAGTGGCTCCTTCCTCTATTGATAAAGGATAGCAATTGGAAAATTCAAGATCAGGCAAGTTGTAACATGTAGTCGCAAAATCAAAATATTCTACTTTTGCTTCAACTCGTGGCGCTATAATCTTATTCGTTTCAATTGAATCAAATACTAAGTTTCGTGTAGAAATAGTAATTGGCCCCTTTTTAGGTTTAACTGATAAATTATTAAAATGAAAAGAACTATTTAACATAACGGTCTATGTACTCCTGAATAATTTTTTCATTTTCCATAGGGATATGACTTTCACCTTCTTTATAAACGTCTAGCCATACATTATCTTGATGAGTTCTATCTACTAAGCTAAAGTCATCGATTTGATTTGTTTGTTCTACAATATTTTCGATAAAATCTCTAACATTTTTTAATTCTGGCGTATTAAAAAATTTGTTTATATTTTCCTCATTTATCGCTATATCGGAGTAGGAACCACTTTTTTCTTTTGCATAGACATCTGTTTCAACTGGTCCATATCTCCACGCTTCAAATATAGCTTTAAATAATTGTTTGGGATAATTTTGATCTGAAAATTCATTATCTTCATCTTTATCCAGATTTCCATAGGTTGCACCATAAAATGCAAACAATAGATATAAAGTTTTTTGAACTTTTATTTGAGTCGGATTATCTAATAATTTGTACAAGAAGTTGACTAAAAAGTCTTTTTCAGAAAATACTACTGTATCCATAATCGTACACTCCCATACTTTTTACATATAAAAACACAAGTTTCACAACTGTCACTTGTGTTAATTCCAAATCTATAAGTTTATATTACATATATTATATAAACAATCAAAATATATATTATTTAGTACATTTTGTCAATATTTTTTATCAAAGGTTTTATTTTACCATATTTTGTAGGGGTATTTTTACGGTTTTGCATTTTTGGAGAAGAAAAAAGCAGATAAATGCTCTCCTATGGATCATCAGTTCTCTGCTTCATATCATATTGACCTTTATTTCGGAAATAAGTTACGCTTTTCAATCTCTTTAGATAGTTCTTTAGCGAACTTCTCAGATACCAAAGCTTCGCTCATCGGCTGATAAAGCAACTCTTCATCACTCATTGCACTAAAGTCAGGGATTAGATAGAATTCATCCCATTCTTTTTGTTTTTTTATTCAAAAAATCAGAAAAATCCATCACTTACTCCTTTCTTATTTCCATGTCTTGACACTAACTATAGCACAACAAATAGCCACCCCTGTAATGCTCCGAAAACTCAAGCAAAGCTCTTTTCTTAGTCTCGTAGTACCAACTTTGACTTCTGTTAAGTTCTGCTATGATGTCTTGTTGAGGTTTTTTGAGGTTTTTCTCACCGATCAAGTAACACTCGATCAGTATTTGTCTGTAGTCTATCTTAGACAGTTGGTTAATGGCATACTTAATTGCACCTAGTTCCTCTAGGGCGCATTCTCGGCTTATTTCAAGGTACGTTCTGCGCGTGGAATGGTAATCTATATCAAACTGGTAACGCTCGTTATAGGTTAAATTAAGGCTATTGGCGATACGTTGCCATCTATGAAACTCTTTTAGTTTACGAATAGCGTTCTTCTTGCTCATCTAACACCTCTAAAGCTTCTCTATGTAGTTTGAAAACAGTATTCCTTGAACAACCTACTTTATCTGGTATCTCGTCCCATGATAAGTCATCCACATATCTAGCCTTAATAACAGCTATCTGATTCTCATCTTGTAGGGAGGTAATCATGGCTAGCCTCTTGTCACGTTCTTTTGCCAAACATAAGAGTTGCTGTGCAGTACCTTTTTCAATGCCATTTAGTAACTCAGGATTACGAAAAGCATTCATCAGCTTGATGTCCTTGTCTCGTTGTTCCTCAAATAAGGTCATTAAAGCAAAAAGTGGCTTCAATTCTTTTAATTGTTCTTTAGCGCCCATGATTAACTCCTTTTTGGTATAATTTAGTTAAGCTTAAATTTAACCAAGGAGACGTTCTGTGTGAGCGTCTTTTTGTGTTTCTCGTTTTGTAAACTAGATATTTTTTGTAGTACTTCGCTTTTGGCTTCTAAAATCGTTTCTAAGCGCTTTTTAAAGTTGGTAATATAAAATATCAACTTGTCAGATAGAAGTTCTAAAACCATGTTTTATTTTAGTCTGATAAAGTCATTCTTTGTGGTAGGGTACTTAGCTTAAATTAGATATAAAATCCTTTAGAATCAAGCTTTTAATTTTTATCAAAAATTTCAAAAAGGGAATTTTTTGCACGGAAAAGGGCGGCGTTCTCAAAAACACGAACGATATAGCCCTGTTAAAAAACAAGTGGGGTATTTCCCGAATGTTATAGCCAGTGCCTGTCTCCCTTATCCATATAGTAATGGAATCTCTTCCAATGATACAAGTATTTAGCTATTCTCATGTATTTTGGACGCTTAGGAAAGTCATCATGACTATAATAACCATGTTTGTGTTTGGCTTTTGGATCTACTTTCAAACACTCTTTAAAGGCTAATCGCCAGTAGTAGCAACAGTCTGTCTTGCTTCGATTGAGTGTGGCTTGATGAACCTTCTGACAAGAACCACAAGCAAAATCATGAGAAGCCTTAAATAACTTCCGACAACGTCTCTCACATTTAGGACACAAGAAGAAGTAGCGTTTACCACCATAAGTTCCTGGTATCGTTTCAAGTAATAAGTTTTGATGGTTATAATGAATAACCAGATTATCTAGGTCTATGCGAATAGGTTGGTTATCCATTGTTCCTGTAATCTTTGTCTTCCTCTGTGCCTTCATTGGTTTAATGATACTTTCAATAGCTAGTTCTAACATTCTTTCTCCTTAAAACTCAAACAACCCAAAACTATTGATAAAACGACAAAAAGAGGGAAAACCCTCTGATTGTTTATTTAACGACTAACTGACCTTCAACAACCATATCATACAAATGGTTAAAGGCTTGACTGATAGTTTCAAGGATAGCTCCTAAATCGTCTTGGCTCATCTCCTGATAATTCATAGAGAGATGTTCAGCTAGTTGGTCATGGTCTGAGATGAAAGCCATGAGTGTGTCTTGTTCATTAGCTTCCTCTTGAGTAATCTCAAATAAAGGAACCACGCGCTGATCATCAAGTTCTTCAACTTCCTTAATTAATTCATTTTCCTGAGCCATGTCATCAAGTTCTTCATCCGTCATATCCTCAGGTTGGTTGTAATAGTCCTTGAAACTGTCACAGATACGCTTGAAGACCTTGCTTAGTTTCTTATCTTCCACATACTCCAGCACTAACTGACCCTTGCCTTTAATCGTTACCCCAATCACGGGCGCGTGATATGTCCCAGTCATATACCCTAGAATGGCATGGCAAGCTACCTGAGCGGTGTCAAAGTCTTTAAAAGTGTAGTGGAATGTGAATGTTTTTGGTGTGTCTGAAAATGTTCTCATGCTATTTCTCCTTTGTGATTGCTATAATGTCTGATAAATTGATAATGGCAGAAGGACACGCTACCCAGTTTGGTTGTTGGCCAGATAAAAGATATTTGACCAACTCATTATAAAGGGTGCGGTCTCCTTGTATGGTGATGGTGTTACCACCTCGTGTGTGTAATTGTAGTTTCATATCAGTTACCTGTACAAGACCAATAAAGAAGTTGTGGTACTCATGTCTTCATAATTGCCATAAGTTGCTTCTGAAAACTTGATATCTATCACAGATACCGATAAGGTAAATTGATTGACCCGATATTCAAAATCATCTAGTGATTCTTTGTGTTTTTGATAAAATAGTTTGATTTTCATTTTTTACCTCCGATTTATCACGTTTATCACACTAGCTTTTTTAAACGTGATAAATTTTAAGTCAGTAGTATCAAGGGTTTAACTCTTATTTATCACATTTATCACGTTTTATACATTAAAAATAAAATCTATATATAAGATATTCAAGGACTACTTCCTATATACCTATATATGGGAAATTTTGTTTTTTTCGTGTTAAACGTGATAAATGTGTCAACCCCTTGGTATGACTGGACTCATTTGTATCACGTTTAATTTTCGTTTGTGATAAACGTGATAAATTTTATTTTTTTCTCCTCTTTTTATACTCTGGCCAATGATTGTAGTACCCTCTTTCATTTTTGGGCTTTTTCTGTTTTTCTGGCGATGTTCTCCCGTTAGAATAGGCTAAGCTAGCATAGGGTGGTAGATCTTCTTTAGGGTAAAAACCTTTATGGAGTTGTTGACCTGATGGTATAATTTTCATACCTGTTTCAAAACCCTCTGGAAGATTGTTTTTAATCTCTTTGTGTAGGCCTCTTTCTGATTTGGTCTGTTTGATGTCATAATACTCTAAGAAACCTTTCCAAACATGATAGACAAAGCTATTAGGTATAAACTCGCTTGTCAGTTCATCAGTAAAAAACTTAGAAATAAAGTCAATAACGGGGTTCATTTCTTTGTGATGTTCTTCTAGTATTTCAATAGACTTCCTAGGGTTAATGTCAGCGATTGGCGTTTCAATCGCCAATTTAACCAAGTATTCCAGAACTTCCTTGCGGTTAATGTAGCTCTCTTTTATGGCTTTATTGGGCTTGTCTTTGAATATTTTAGTAAAGGGTAAAATTCTAAAGCGCCTATCAATGGCTGACTTATCCCCGTTCATTCTTGGCAAACCATTAGAAGATTGTACTACGGTCATGTTCAGGCGTATGCTATAGGGGCGTTTTCCCTTGTCCTCTATGGTCATGATGTCGCCTGTTGCTAAACTAAACATATCTGACGTATCTTTGATAACAGCGTCTTTCTGTACATCATCACCGATAACTAGAGATTTTCCTAATAAGATAGAAGTTGAAAAGCGACTGTTTGATAATCCTGTAATTTTTAAACTAGCCACATTCTCCATACCTATCAGATTGATTAGTAGCTGTTGAAACGTTCCTTTCCCTGTTCCACCCTCACCATATAGCCAAAAGATTTTTTGTAATGATTGACCTGTGATACTTGCTTTTATAATTTGGATAGCAAGGTTATAGAGTTCCTCGTCATGGTCAAAAAGTTCTTTTAGCCATGTTGTAGGCTTCCAGCCTTTTAAATTTGGTTCTTTTGCATTTGGATTATAACCTGTTTTTATTTTTCGTGTAACTATTATCTCTGGCGTTATTTCTTCGAATAAGCCTGTTTCAGCATTGTAAAGTTGTTTGCCAATAACCGTATACTTTCCTTGAATTTCTTTCATTTGGCTTTGTCTGGCAATTTTATAAAGGGTGTCAAAAGCCTGTTTTTCCGTTGCGTTTGGGAAAATTGTAGAAATAAGGTCTTGTAAAAGTTCGTTATCCTCTAACCAGATACCAAAATCAGGGTTATAGTAGTACAGAGGGGCTTTCTGTCCTTGCGCTTCTGGTTTAATCCTGATAAAGTGGATATATTGTTTCAGCATGATAGCAACCCCTAGCGGTGTTTTAGGCAACGCTTTTTCGCTTGCTTCTTGTCCTTTTTGGTGGGCTAGTTCTTTATGCTGTACCTCGGTCAATCTGCCCGCTTTTACATTCTCAAGATGTTCGCTGTCTGCCATGACCTCATCATAAGCTATCTGATAGGCTTCTTCTTTAATACTCTGACATTCCTTAATAAGTTGCCCCCTAACGCTTTTGAAAGTCTTGAAATACTTATCTTCACTTTCACGCGCCTCTAAGATTTCACTTTCAAGGCTTTTCAAATCTTCTTTTTCTATGGCTCTATCCTCTCTTTCTAAATTCTGCTCTTGCTATACTGGTAAAAGTGCGGTCTAACTCCTCAATCGGTAATGGGTTATCTGTCACACCGTTAGCTATCTTTGTCAACTCGTAAGCTGTTTCTATATCACAATCAACCCATTTATTAAATAGCAAACCAACAAATTTAGTTAAGGCTACATTACGTCCGCCTTCGTCTCCAAAACCATTAAACAAGGTATCTATGACCCTCATGGTAATAGAACGCTGACTTCTAGGGCGTGACGTGTAAGTAGTAGTAACCTGTCGGTTGGGTGCTTTAGGGACAGGATAATCAAGACCACGGTTCACATAGCGCTGATAGTCTTCTGGGTCGCCTGTTGTGACGGGTAAGCCTTGTAATTGCGACCAGGTAAGACTAGCTAAATCAAACGGTAGTCCAATCTTATTAGCTATCTCCTTGACCACTTGTTTATACGTCGTTTTGTCCATAGTGTCACTAGGCTTCACGACAAGGCGATAGCGTGGTTTCTCAGGGGTGTGTTTAATCGTTGGATAAATAATATAGCTGTATTCCCAAAGCGTCTTAGAAACGATTTTAGGTAGGTTAGCGCCTGTTTCTATCTCGTCATAGTCAAGAAAAATTAAATCACGATATACCAGACTGGTATTATTACGCTTATAGCCACCGTTTTTCTCTGCTGTGACTTTGCCACTCAGGCAGTAAGGGGCTTGCGTTCGCTTGTATTCTTCAATATTGATTCCTTCAGGAGGTTTCAAAGGTTTAAACTGAGCAATATAGTCAAATGGTTCTAATTGTCCTTTATAGGGGTACAAATAAGAGCTAAAGCCTCTTGCTTCATAAATAGCCATCTACACATTTACCCCCAAAAAAATAAGAATATCACTGACTTTATAGTAATGCTTCCTCGTATCTTCTAGTGGTGGTTGGTATCGTCTTAACCCAGCATTTTCCCACCGTTTTAGAGTTTTGCCTTTGATATTTAATTCCTCTTTGACCTGTTCAGCCGTTATCAACCCTAAAACTCTTGGTTTAGGTTTCTGGTAGGCTTCCAAAAAGCGATTAAACGCGGTCAGGTTTTGTTCTAAGAGTTTGGCTTCATAATCTTGACTAAATAAGCTCATGCCTAACCTCCTTTGAGTAATTTCTTATAGCTGGTTAAATCGGCATTCAATAACACACTTAGGCGTTCTTGTTCCTTTTGTACTTGGTTGTAAAAGGCTTTAGCACCGTCTAGCAATTCTTCTTTGTTAGCTGGAATAAAGTAACCACGATTGAATCCGTGTCTAATGCCGATAATAGGGACGTTATAGCGCGTGATTAAGCTACTGATGATACTTTGGACGGAGCGTTCTTCAAGTTTCAGTATTAAGCCAATCTCTGCTCCTGTAATGGGGTTGTCTGCCCCCACCTTAATCAGTTTAAGGACACGTCTATAATTTTCTGGTAGTGTCATGCAGTTCCCTCCCTAATTGTAATAATGGTTCTGTGATTGAATATAAGCCCCGTAGTTTGCGTTCTGACGTGGTTTAGGGACTTGGGTATCTTCTGGTAAATCAATGTCTATTAATGACTTAGAAAGGCTAAGGAGAAGCCCTAAGAGACCTAAAACAATGAATAAAATAAGTGTCTGTGTTGGTGTGAGGTTAAGTTCTTGCATCATGCCGATACCTCACTTAAATAAGTTTCTAATTCCCCTGTGCCTTTCTCTGAACATGGTAAACCGTTAACGGCTCTAAAGACAATCTCTGTGGTTTGTTTATAACCTAAAGCGCCCCATGCTTCTTCAAAAGTAGTGGCACTTTTCCTGAATGTAGTCGTATACTCTGCCATTACATTAGCAATAATCACCCGAGCAATATGTTGGCTATATAGTCGAGTGAAATATGCTTCAGCTTTATCTTTGCTGAGTTGGCGATTTTTGAACATTTCTAGCTGTTCAGGAGTGTATCTATCTTTTGAAAAAGGATTTGTTTCTACTCTATATTTCATTATGTTTTTTCTCGCTTAATTTATTTTCTGTGTAATTGCCGGTTTCTTATACTAGATTCCTGCTAGTTTTAAAGGATAGTAGTCAAAATATCCTAGATATGGTATAATCTAGCTATCAAATCTTTTACTAAAACCCCTTTAATAATAGCTTGCCTGCTTTATTATTTGAGTTTAGTTATACTAGTTAAAGGCTTGGAAGTTTGGTCGCTGTCAAAGCCTTTTTTGTTGTTCTGGGTTATTGATTAATAATTGCCTTGTTCAATGTCATTCAAACGCTTTTGCTCTGCTTTGCGATTATAGATTAGCACTTTGTCATCAAGCATGAGCGATACGCCTTCCAATACGTTGAAAATTTCCTGTGTGATTGCTTCAAACTGTTCGCAATCTGCATTTGGTACTTTGTCAGCGTAACCCTGTGCTAGCTCAGCTAAATCAACACCTTCATCAATCCATTTCTTCAACTCTTTGTAAGTTGTTGCTTTCATAATCATTTCTCCTTTATCCACGCGCATCACTGCGCTTTTTTTATTATATTTTGGTTATAGATAGCTTCAGATACGCTAAAATTTAAGCCGTATTTTTCTTTAACCTTGATTAGTTCAACCGTTTCATCAAGGATAGACTCACGGTCTCGCAACATGTTTTCTGTCATCCCGTTTTTACTAACCATCTTAGGGTAACCATATAGGTCAGAAACGGCTTTGTTTGCGATAGTGTTTGCTTTGATAAGGTCTTTCTTAGTTGCATTTTGTAAGCCATCGACAAGCCTATTCATAGCTTTCTTTTGATGTTCTTTATCAAACATTCTAAATACTTGGAAGCCCTCTAGCCCTGTGCTTTGGCGTAGTTGTTTGATAATCTCAAATACCCATAATTTAAAGGTTTTGGCTTCCTTCTTACGGCTTGAGAAGATAGTTTCATAAATGCCAAACTCATTAACGATTAACATTTCTTGTTGACGCCCTAAACTGTCTGCGACGTGGTTGTTTGAAACAACCTCATCTCCCAAACGTTGTTTAATAAATTTTGGATTCAGATCTAGTGCTTTAGCAATATCAGCTAGCACCGCCCACCATTCACCTTGGTGCTCTACAAATCGGATAGTATATCCGTTCCATGTTTCTGTTTTGTTCATAGATTGCTCCTACAAGCTGATCAGCTTCACTAGTTGCTGAACTCGGTCAATCCCATTTGAAATATCAGTTAGATTATCCATATCAACTAAATCAGCTAGCTTATTTCGTATATAAGTTAGGTCACTTATACCTGGTAGTTTTTGGGTGCTTGGTTGAGCTAGTTCTTGCACCAATTCGCCTTGCATGTAATAGCCATTCAAGCGGATTTCTTTTAGAATGTTTTTGACTGCTTTTCTAAACTCTTTGGCTTTTGGTTTGCGTGATTGGAAAAGCACTTCATATAGACCAAATTCAGTTAACATATTTACTTCACGTTTTTGACCTGCCCTAGATATTACATAGGTCAGCTTTTCATCTTCATCAATCCTTTTTAATAAGTCCGTTGTATTTTGCACTTCAATCATTTCAGCAACTTCAACGGCAATAAAAAGCGGGTTATCTTTATTGCCATAAATTTCAAACGACTTATCCCCAAATTGTCGGCTAGCGATAACGTCAGCGGTTGGTTTCTTGTTCATTTCCTTTGACCAATTGAAAAAGTCTTCAAATGGGTTCTTTGTATTTTGTATTGTCATAGTTTCTTTTACCTCTCTATATAGCTTGTTCAGTTTGCTTCTACTAACTTGGTTAGGTTTGTGTTTACCCTGCCACCATTTACCAACTGTTCGGGGGTCTATTCCGATACGTTGCCCAATTTCTACCAAGTTCAAGTTATAGGAAGTTCTTAGCTCATCTATGACTTTGCTATAATTCCTTTTCATACTTGCCTGCCTTTCTTTGTTCTCAAAACGCGTACTTTATTTTAAAAAAATTTCGCCAATATCTTTATCAAAAAAATTGGCGATTTTAAACATTTCTGAACTTCCAAAATCTGTTAAACCTTTTTCTTTTCGGCGATAGGTTTCTTTGGTTACTCCTAAAAGGTCAGCCATTTTTTGCTGTGTTACCCCTCTTTCTTTTCTTAATATCAATAATTTTCCTTGCATTTAGTACACTCCTTTTTTTATTTCATGAATCCGCACATCGCGTACATCACAAAATGATTATATACGCACATCGCGTACTTGTCAATGGTTTTTACGCAAAAAATAAAAAAAGTTTGCTTTTGGCGTACTTATTAAGTATAATATAGGCGAGGTAAAATACTATGAAAAGCGAACAATTAAGTATATTTGTAGGCGAAAAAATAAAACATTATCGCCAACTAAACAAAATGACTCAAACACAATTAGCTGAAAAAATCGGAGTAGCTAAAACAACTATATCGGGATATGAAAAAGGCTACCGCTCCCCTATGCAATCTACTTTGTTTAAGATAGCGGATGTATTTAATATTTCGATAGATGACCTATTTCCTCCATTCGGCGATAACGTCATGACATTGAATAACACTTCTACTACTATCCAAGAAAGTACCGATACGTCTAACAAAATCCTCAACCTAGGTCGTACACTCAAAGAACCACGTCGTAGCGAATGGATTTCGTACGGTGATAAATTGCTAGACCAACAAAACACACTAGAAAACAGTAAGAATACAGTAGACGAGCCTATTACCTACTATACTTACAACTACTACGACCACGCAGCTTCAGCTGGTACAGGTCAGTATCTGAATGATGTGCAAGTGGAAACGATTGAATTACCTATAGAAGTAGATGCAGACTTCGTTATCCCTGTCTATGGTGATTCTATGGAACCCGAATACCATTCTGGGGACTATGTATTTATCAAACTATCTATTAACCTGTCTGATGGTGATATAGGAGTTTTTGAGTATTACGGTGACGCTTATATTAAACAACTTGTTATAAACGATTCTGGAGCGTTTTTACATAGTCTAAACGATAAATATAGTGATATCCAAATCGATAGAGATAGTGATTTCCGTATTATCGGAGAAGTTGTGGGGAGTTATACACCTAAATCATGACTATCTGATACCCACGCGCCAGTATTTTCAAGGGTTTTATCTATATAAATAAAACCATGGTATCTGTATTTAAACGCTTTATACAAAGGAGAAAAATTTATGCCAAGAAAAGTAAACAAAGTAATTTATGTTCTATTAGCTCTGTTTTTAGGTGAATTTGGCTTACATAAATTTTATGCCGGTAAAACAGGAACAGGAATCCTATACCTTATTTTCTGTTGGACATTTATCCCTGGATTCATTGGAGTTGTTGAAGGAATCTTAGCAATCCTAAAACCAGCCGATCAAGATGGAAATTTCTATATATAAAGAATTATTATCTTCCACAGCTTTTACTGTATTCCGTATCTGAAAAAGATTCACGCTAATTCAGCAATCAAGCTGCTCTTACTTTTGGTTATCTGGTAGGGTGGCAATAAGGTAGAGAGCTTCTGTTCCGATATTTCCCAACGTCGGGAAATTTGGTAATTCATGAGCTATTTTCATCATTCACTTTGCAAAAGTATAATCGATTTCCAACTTATGCAACTACTCCTCCAATAAAAGCAATGGCAGTTAGAAACGTTTGTCTCTTTAATGATGTGATAATTTAGTATTCTTATCTTCGGGGTGGGGGTCGTGCGATAAAAAAAGCAATATTTGGACAGTTGACCCTTCCCACCGGTTTCAAAACTTGGATTGAACAACATTTTTTTATGATGGGGTAACCTTAAAGATACTAAATTAGAAAAAATTCTGAAAACTTGTGGTTAAGTATTTTGTTGATGTTAATAAAATTGTACAGATCGATTTCGAAGCGCGTGAAAAAAACTAGAAAGGAAATATATGGAGAATTTAAGTACAAGGTTAGTTGATAAAAGTATTGAAGCTTTTATTATGGGACTTGAAATATACAATAAACCAACGATTAAGTACCGAATTGAGGGCTTTAGTTTCTTTATTTGTAATGCTTGGGAATTGATGCTTAAAGCTGAAATGTTAAATCGTAATCAATCTATCTATTTTAAGGATAATCCTGATAGAACACTAAGCTTAGAAGGTGTTATAAAAAAAATATACTCGGACAACAGCACTAGAATTCGACTTAATCTTGAGCGCATTATTGAACTAAGGAATATTAGTACTCACTACATAACAGAAGATTATGAATTAAAGTATGCTCCACTTTTCCAAGCTTGTGTACTTAACTATGTCAATGAACTTCAACGATTTCATTCAAGAGACGTTACAAAGGCCATTTCCCAAAATTTTTTAACTATCACTGCAACTTACGAACCATTATCTAACGAACAAATTAGATTAAAATATCCTGCGGAAATTGCTGAAAAATTCATCCAACAGGCAAATGCCATAGATGTCTTAGTGACAGAGTATAATTCTGATAAATTCGCTATTGGTATTAAACAAAATCTTTATATTACTAAGAAAAAATCTGAAGCCGATTTTATAGTATCAATTGCAAATCAATCACCTTCTCAAGTTGCTATTTTAAAAGATTTAAAAGATCCATCAGAAACGCACAAGTATTCATATGCAAATATTATATCTGTTGTAAATGATAGACTAAATAAAAAGAATATTAAACTTAATTATAAATCTGGTTTTAATCAATATGTCCTAACATTAGTGATTGATTTCTATTCAATAAAGTCTGATGAAAAATATTCTTATTGCCATAAAATAGGTAAATCTGAACACTACACTTATTCTCAAAAATTCGTTGATTTTATTATCTCTGAAATAGAAAAAGACCCTCAACATTTTGTTGAAAGTCTGAAAAAATCTAAATAAAAAAGATAACCCCTGGCACATAGGAATGCTCAGCCCGAAGGCTTACCCCATTCTGGGACCCAGCGTTAATCCTTCACAAGTTATCTTTGTTAACTATATTATATCACGCACGTTCTAAATGTAAAGGATTTTGTTAGCTATCCAGTAAGCTAACTTTGTCAAAAACCCCTGAAAAACAGCTTTAAATCATCCATAATCGCATTTTAACCTTTAACCAGGTAATTTTACCGACTTCTCCAAAACAAACGAAATAAGAATCTTCTCGTAAGCTCTGGCATGATATAAACCTAAAATCCCTTTAATAATAGCTTGCCTGCTGATGGAAAGGTTTATGATCATGAAAATAACTGAAGTAAAAAAGAAAGATGGTACGGTAATTTATCGTGCCAGTATTTATCTTGGTACTGATAAAGTAACAGGTAAAAAAGTAACTACTAAAATAACAGGACGAACTAAGAAAGAAGTTAGAGAAAAAGCTAAGCAAGAAGCTGTCGAGTTTATAAAAAATGGTTCTACTCGCTTCAAAGCTACTTCCGTAACAAGTTATCAGGAACTTGCAACCTTATGGTGGGATAGTTACAAACATACCGTAAAATACAATACTCAGCTAGCTACTGAAAAGCTGTTAACCGTTCATGTCATACCAATTTTTGGAGCATATAAGCTTGATAAGTTAACGACACCACTTATACAGTCTATCATCAATAAACTAGCTGATAAAACTAATAAAGGAGAAAGAAAAGCTTACCTCCATTATGACAGAATACACGCGCTGAATAAACGTATACTACAGTATGGCGTTATCATGCAAGCTATACCATTCAACCCTGCGCGTGAGGTCATTCTCCCTCGCAACACTAAGAAAGCTAACACTAAAAGAGTAAAGCATTTCGAAAATGATGAACTAAGAACATTTTTCAACTACTTAAACAATCTAGATAAAAGTAAATACAGATACTTCTATGAAGTCACACTTTATAAGTTTTTATTAGCTACAGGTTGTCGCATTAATGAAGCGTTAGCTCTAAACTGGTCAGATATCGACTTGGATAATGCCGTTGTTCATGTCACAAAAACGCTAAATTACAAGCAAGAAATTAATAGTCCAAAGTCAAAGTCAAGCTATCGTGAAATTGACATAGATAATCAAACAGTTACAATGCTTAAGCAGTATAGACGACGACAGATTCAAGAAGCATGGAAGTTAGGGCGTTCAGAAACAGTGGTATTTTCTGATTTTATCCATAAGTACCCAAACAATAGAACCTTACAAACTCGATTAAGAACACATTTTAAAAGAGCAAATGTATCGAATATAGGCTTCCATGGTTTTCGTCACACTCACGCTAGTTTATTGCTGAACACAGGTATCCCCTACAAAGAACTCCAATATAGATTAGGGCACTCTACTCTATCTATGACTATGGATATTTATAGCCATTTATCAAAAGAGAATGCAAAAAAAGCTGTCTCATTCTTTGAAACAGCAATTAACTCAATATAG